GAGATCTGGATCAGAGTAACTGCTATCATTACGAGCCAGCCAATAAGCAAAATTAATGATGCCGATGCCAAGAGGACGACGGTTGCGAGTACCAATAGCAGCGGCTCTAACAGGATAGTCTTGATAATCCAGTAGGGCATCCAGAGCGCGTACAGCAATGGTGCATGGCTTTTCGAAGTCAGCTGGCTTTCTAATCTTTCCCCAATTGATCGCACTTAACGTACACAACGATATTTCTGATTTACAATCAGATTCGAAAACTTCTGTAACATAAACATGTTCCTTATCTTTAGTGTCGATACTGTCGACAATTTCATATTTAAAATCCATTTTGTTTCCTTAAATGCTTTGCTAGATTCCCCAGATCCCATTCACGGCGGCAGCACACACAACAGGCTTTCTTTCCTTGTAAGTGTTTCGTGCCATTGGGCTGTTTTTTAAGATTATACTTACCGCGTTTCTTTCCTAATTTTGCTAACCGCATCTTTTCTTTAGTTTCATCTGACGCCTTGACAACACCGACTAAACCTTTATTCCAGGCTTTTTGACCCATATGACCTAAAGAATTGTTGATTCTATGTTCCGTCGATTGCGGACCTATCTTTCTACCTTTAGTTTTTATACTCATGGCGGCATAATCTCTAAAAGCAGACGTATCTCCACCACTTCCATTTTCTTCAATAAAATTAGCCCAGTTAGGAGAATTAACCACATCCCATAATTTGGAATAGTATAACCCTTGTTCTTTTATTTCTAATATATCATCAGATTGAAATAGAATCTCTGTCTCAATATCTTTACCATATTTGTTCAGTTCTCTTTTCCATCTCTTCCCTGAACCCAGGTATTCGAACGGATTTTGTTCTGTCTTACCAAGATATTTAAGTCCAGTAACTTTATGCGTTTTAACATATAGTGTAATCATAGTAGTGTTCTCCTCACTACTATTTATACTTTATCTGCTTTTAATTGGGGTATTTAGATTATTTTTCTTCCATTCAAGATATTTTTGATACTCTTCTTTAGTCATTTTCATTGTTTTGACTACTGGGCCACCATCATGAATATCCTTCAGTGGTGTGGTGGGCAAACATATTTCCTGGCACAAATTTGACATACGAATAGGAGCCAAATCCTTGATAAAGGAACCATGATCGTTTGCATGATCAACATTCATAAAATAAATACGACCAGTATCCTTTCGTTCTTGCATGAATGCAGAAAACAATTCAATCGCAGGAACAACCTTCTTGCGAATCTTCTTGTCCTTTTCATACTTCTCATAGAGAGTTCTGAACTTATCTACGTCAACGAAAAACGAATCATAAAGATCAGGCACATCACTTGGAGAAAACAAAGTAATATTTCCACCAGAGAGCAACCGTTCATACATTACCTTATTGAACTGAACAGAATAATCTAGATGACGAATACGATTATCTTCAGTTCCCTTGTTGTTCTTAAGGACAAGAAGATCCTCCACTTCGTAATGCCAAAGGGGGTAATGGAGCGTCGCTGCCCCGGACCTTGTGCCGCCTTGCGAGCACGACTTAACCGCACTCTGAAAATACTTGTAAAAGGGTATGACGCCAGTATGAGAAGTGTCACCATTACGGACGGGAGAACCAATAGCCCTAATCCTACCAGCACCAATGCCGATTCCAGCCTTTTGTGAAACATATTTTACAATGGCCGATGATGTAGCATTGATTGAGTCCAATGAATCATCGGTTTCGATAAGTACGCAAGAACTAAATTGGCGCTGAGGCGACCTGACTCCTGCCATGATTGGAGTAGGAAGACTGATATCAAAAGTGCTGATTGCATCGTATAGTTCCTTTACCCACTTGAGTCGATCTTTGGTGTAGTTCTGAAAGAGAGTCATGGCAATCAACATGAAAGCCATCTGAGGAGTTTCATAGAACTGACCGGTTACGCGATTCTTGATTAGATACTTGCCTCGGAATTGTTCCATCGCAGCATATGTGAGAAGATTGTCTCGGTCATGATCAATATACTGACCGAGTTCTAACCATTCTTCTGCTGAGTAAGCATGTTTAATCTCCGAGTCATAATAACCCCGGTTCATTACTACTTGGTAATGATAGTTCAGAGGTTCTGGGTTATATTTACCATAGACTTCCTTACGAAGATGATAGTTAATCAATCGGCCAGCAACATATTGATAATTAGGAGATTCTTCTGAGATTAGATCTGCAGCAGCCTTGATCAGAGTTTCCTGAATGGCAGAAGTAGTAATTCCTGTATAAAACTGCAAATGGCTATTATGCTCAAGATCAGAGATTGATACTCCACTTAGTCCCTCACATGCCCATCCCACAACCTTATGAATCTTCTCAATATTCAAAGATTCCTTAGTGCCGTCTCTTTTAGTAACCTGAACCATTCATATTCCTCATTATTGAAAGCATATTCTATATATATTAATTTATTATTGCCAGTGCCTAATTACACCACAGATAATGACAAGATTCGTAATGATGGACTGAACAATCAGAATAGTGCGAACAATTCCAACTTGATCCGATTCACGATCACAGTCGCTGGCTTTCTCGCCAAGTGCTTTAAACCAGATTCTCTTAAATCTATTCATCTTTAGACTCTACTTCAATCGCATCAAAATTATATTTATGGGTTACATCTACAAACTCAGATAATACCACAGAACCATCATCATGAAGTTGCCATTCTAGTAAAGTTTCTTCATCCCAACCCATCTGATTCAGAAGTTCTGGTGGAAACTCTAGATAGCATTCTCCATTTATATCTTCTTTTACAATCGAAGTAAAGACTTTTTTGTCAGTCATCTTTGTTTTCCTTACAATTAGGTACACCAAAAAGCAACAGCAGCAGAAACCACCAAGCATTATCTGTGTGCCAGAATAGAGCAGTAGAAGCAGTAAGCAATGCAATATTCTGAATAACAGCCATGGTCCAAATGATAGACTTCTCAGACATTTTTCATCCTATCTTCTTTTATCAATCTGCCAATTTCTTTTTGCAGCAGAGTGTATATGCCATTCTTCCCGGTAAGTGCATCTTGAATCCGATCTAGTTCAGCAACAGTTTCTGCTTCTACCATAAGACGATCAGCAACTTCTTTTAGAACGCCAAGAAACGTCTGTAAAAGTTCAACTGCTTCTTTGTCAGTCATATCAAATCCGATCTTAGATATACAAGTTCTCTTTCCAAACTAGAAATATCATCATGCAACTGTATAACTTCCGCCTGCAACTCTTTGATTAGTTTCAACAGATAGGGGGCGCAAGTGTGGGAATGAACAGAACCATCAGGAATCTCTTCATGGCAGACGCTGCATGTTACTTTGACTGTTGATGCTATTGTTGCTTGATAAACTACTTCTTTGTTTGATCTAGTAAGAAAGAACTCATCGTGCCAGTTACACCCACCACAATGTCCATTTTGAACTACAGGAGATGTGGCTCCACACTTTGAACATCTTTCAAGATTACTCATCTTTCATTGCCTCCACAATATCAGGAAACTGTTCCGTAATGATTTCCCAGCACTGTTCTGCAACAATACGATGTTCCCTCTGTGTTTCTGGGGCCATCCTAAGTATGCAATAGTGGATCCAACTCCGAAGTGAACCCTTCATAATGAGAACAGATTCAGTTAGACCCTCAGGGAGAACTGATCTTGCCTGTTCCTTAGCAATGCCATGATCGATTGCCCACCTATATGATTTCAATGCTTCGTTTTTGACAATATTTTGAGCATCAGCCCATAATGCTTCTAAATGATCATCACTAACCTCAACACTATTCTGACGATTCTTCGGGTCCTGCAACCGTGCTTCACGAGTAACAAAGTTTAAATCCTTGGTAGGATCGGCATAGCGTTGGCTGTATTCCTGAAATACAAAAGAACGATGCCGCAACATCTGTCGAGCAATATCTCTAGTTGTGCGAACTTCTAGTGACACATCGACCATTTCAAGTGGACTAAAGTGCTTATGAGTGATCAGATATTTTAGCAGCTTGGGGGCTGATTGATGGTTCTGCTGATTGCCGGGATTACTAATCCTAGCACACCATGCAATTAGTTCCTGAGCACTTACACAGCCGGTATAATCATAATCAGGCTGTGTGATACTTACCAAATTTACTTCAGACATTAAAATTCCACTCCTAGTTCATCTTGATGTGTTGTGAGTCCATACTGCTCGTGATTTATATAGTGATTGCACCTAGTGTAGCGTTCTGGATCATAAACCTTCCACCAGAACCAACTCCAAAACCATTTATACTTGAATCTTTCCCATCGTGTAGTATTCCTCACATAATCACACCTAGACGGTTTGGTGTAAGATTCTCCGATAACATTATTTGCAAATCCGTCAGAATTATTCATTTTCGTCTCCATCCCAATCGTAGTTCTCTTCCTAAATCTCCAACTTTCTGCCAAGCACCAAACCTAAGTTTAGCCATGGGACCTCTATATGTATTAGCGTCAATAATCGCCTTTGGATTCATATTATTATTAACCATATCATTAATGTCCTTGTGTGTCAAGTCATTTGGCCATATGCACACAGAATAATCATCCTCAATCGCTTTTCTAATCTTATTGACAATCTGAACATTCCTAGATTCATTATCAAAACAAATAACTGTATTATTTTTATCCAGAAAATCAAATATTACATCAGAACCGGCCATAGCCAGACAATTTGGAATAAAAAGAGAATCCAAAGGACCTTCCACTAAATATGTTTTCTGATCTCTTTTCCATTGATCCAGACCATATATTTTAGTCATATCGGAATCAATCATAATGGTTATATATCGTAGTTCATTATTAGGATCAAATGTTCTTCCCTGATATCCAAACATATTACCATATTGATCAAAAAACGGTATCAATAATCTAGGTTCATCACCATTCTTCAAATTGAATTTATCGGGAATAATTGAATTTGTCCATGCAAAAAACTTAGGAACATAATAAAGCCTAAAATGTTGGCTAGATGGAATGCCGCGAGATTCAACATATGCCTTAGCTGGATGGCCAACAGGAAGTTGAGAAATCTTCTTTAATCCCTTTAGATAATCATCTCTCTTTGGCTTAAGAATATATTGTTCTGCAACAGGCTTTTCTGTTTCTCTATTCGAAGAATTATTATCTGTGAAACACTCCAGATCATATTCCTTACGGAGTTCTGGATTAAATTCACTTAATAAACTCTTCATGTTCCTAGTGATACCACAGTTGAAACACTTGGCAAGAATACAATCTTTATGTTGATAAAGATGGAATCGTTTCTTGTAAAGATTCTTCTTGGAATCTCCACAGACAGGACATCTACTAAATGCCTTAAAAGGACTACTAGACTTTACTTGATATTGAGGTAACTGAGAACTCAACATAGATAAATACTTCAAATCAATCCAAAACGCCATCAAATATCCTTTACATAAATTATGCAGCGATATTATCAGTATATCATGTCTGAGAAATGTGTCAAGTCATTTAAGAAATTATTTGCTGTTGAGTGTCCAACCAAACACAGAAGTAATCTGAGAAACGATGAATCCGACGATAGTCGCTGCACCAACAACTATCCACCGCCATTTATCAATATCATTCAGTTTTGTGTCTATCTTATTAAGAATATCATTTTGAGCATTGATTTGCTCATCAAGTTGCTTCTTCAAAGTAAGAAGATCTTCTTTTAATTCTTGTCTAAGATCTTCCATACGGTCGTAAACTCTATTATTGCTTTGGGAGCTTTCTTCACGATGCTTCTCTAAAGAGTCTTGCATCTTCTCAAGACTTGCATAGTTTCGCTTTAAGTCTTGCTCGACCAATGATATTCTAGTTTCTTGAGAAATGGTCATAGTCACCTCTTTTTATTGGGTTTTACTAAATCATTCTCAATATTTTTCACAAGATTATTTTCTTTGGATTGTGTGGTAAATCCAGTTGGATTCTTTTCAGTCTGTGCATTGGCTTTAACCAACTCTTTTTGTTCTGGCTTAGTTTCTTCATGGCATCTCCAGCGACGAAGTGACATTGCTTTACGAGTTGGCCTGCCTTTATCATCTTTCATTGGACCGGGCATACCAGACATTCTTGCACAAAATGATTTGCGGCGCTTTCCAGATTTTGAATCTGGATCTACATGTTTTGCTGTAACTGCAGTATGAACACCAAAATGTTCTGCTCCTTTACGAGTTAACCCTGCACCAGATTCTGTTGAGCGATAATATCCTTTAGAATCTGCACCACGTTCTAAGAGAGTTTCTTCATTAGCAGGAACACAGTTAGGAACTTCTTTTTTGCCCTTCTTCTTCATACCTACCATCTCATATCCCTTCCAGCAGGGATCTGAGTCTTCTTTGGTCATGAAGGATTCTGGTGGAACAGTCTGATTTCCGCCTTTAACTCCAGTCTTCTTTTCAAAGTCTTTGAATCCAACTACCGTTTCAATTTTACGGGGAGAAGTTTCTTCAGTTTTTACTTCTCTAGTTCTAATAGCACGAGCATGTAAAGATGGTGTAGAAGGTCTAGTAGACTTAACGATTTGTTGCTGTCTTTTCTTTGAAACAGGAACCGTGGTATTGTCATCACCAGTACCAGATACCCCTCTAGTATTAGTAGTAGGAACCGCTGAAGATCCGGGATTTGAAGCAGCAGACGCAGTGGCACCCATTGCACCACCGAAGCCACCCGCACCATCTTCTCCAATAAATTCTCTAAAACTCTTCATATCTTATTCAATGCCTTCTTTATATAATCATCAGCCATTATATCATAACAGTTGATGGTTTTACCATAGAAACCTATTTTTTCAACTTCTTTGGGCAAGTATCCCAAAAATTCTAGAAATGGTTTTAAACAACGATGATGTTCTTCTAATCTAAAGAATAAC